CGCGTTTTTCAAAGTCCAAAGAATCGCTCTATCCTTTAAGCCAAGGCCATCAATGCCTTGAATATAAGCACGAAAGTTACTTGCTAAACCCTGAGCCTGAATGGCTGTGGCACATTTGGGGCACGAATAATAACTAAGAACTCCATGAGAACAACACGTAAGATTAGGATCTTTCTGCAAGCTAGCAAACATGACCTCGGTAGCCTTTTCGTGCCGAATTATCTTATCCTTAAGGAACATACACAACTCGGGCGCTGTAAGCAAACGTGACTCAGTCTCCCCATCTGGGACAGACTTAACATATTCTCCACGAGGATTTCCTTGGGCATCTATGACAATCTTATATGTCTCTACATCAAAAAACCAAGCATCATGTTCCACGTAGTCTATTTTGAGCATCATACCAGTCGCCTCATCAAAAAACTCTTGCTTAAGGACAGGTTTAATTATAACTGGTAGCCTGCGAAGAACAGCTGTAGGTTCTGCAGCACTCAAATGAACATTGAGATTTTTAACATTGGTAGTGGCTATAACCAATTTTGGAACCAGAGGAATGACCCCTTTGTCCTCAATGGCAGCCTGATTAGTTGCTATTCCAACGTCGTTGACAATCGTCAAGATATCAGAAGCATAAGTAGTATGACCATTAGCCACAAGATTCTTATGTTCCCTGGCAATATCGTCAAGGACCATACACCAATGTTGTGCTCCTTTATAAGCGCTAAAGTAATCATCATTACAATTGTGGGTGTACACATTCTTACTAGGATCATAATCAAGATCATATATACCATTAGATTTAACGATCTGACTATAGATCTTAGCTAGAAGCTGGACCACAGAAGATTTACCTTGGCCTGGTGTACTGTGTAACAAAACTGAAAATGGTGCTCTGCGCGTAGCTGAGACACCCGATTCTTGCTGCAACCTCGTACGTTTATCCAACAGATTCTTCCACAATGGCTTAACCATAGTAAAATTATCTTTCATTAAAGGAGTACCTCGAGCCAGAACTTCGTCCATGCGAGCAAGCATGCGACTACACTCAAAGGACTCGTTAATGGGTCGCTCATTCATTTCATTGATTAGTCGCAGGTAATCATCATGCCAACTGCGTGCCAATCTATCAGATATATACAAAGGTTGAACGTCACCACGAACTAAACACTCATGACCAACTTCAACAAAAGTCAAGATTGCGTCAGACACAGTGTACGCAAATTCATTAGGAGTTGCAAAATTAATATTCTTAGAATTGGTAGCAAACCGCTTCAAAGTATCAGAGTCCACAGAATATCCCATTTCCTTTGCAATAGAACTATACAATAGCATAGAAACTGCCTTTTGCATCTTAACGACAAATTCAGAATTGGCCATCGCTTGCCAATTATTCAAAGACTCACG